CCTGACCAACGACGCCCGTGTTGCGGTTGTAGAAGGTCGCGTGAACCTCGACGACATGCTGCAGTCCCGCCCCGGCGGTATCGTGCGCATGGACGCGCCGGGCATGGTGCAGCCGCTGCCAGTGCCACAAGTCGGCCCGCAAGGCATGTCGCTGCTTAACTACATGGATCAGGTCCGCGACCAGCGCACCGGCAGCAAAAATCTGCACCTCGACCCGGACGCACTGCAGTCCACGACCGCAGCTGGCGTCAACGCCGCGATACAGGGCGGGCAGGCCAAAGCGCTTATGATCGCGCGGACCATCGCCGAAACCGGCATCCGGCCCATGGCGCAGTTGCTGCTGCAGTTGGCGATTAAGCACCTCGACGGGCCGCAGCAGGTCCGCGTAGGCGGCGACATGTTTGAAGCAATCGACCCGGCCAGCATTGACGTTAAATTTGACGTAGACATCGACGTTGGCCTTGGCACCGGCCGCGACGCAGAGCGCATGTCCGCGCTACAGCAGATCGCCGGGCTACAGCGCGAAATCCTGCAGGAGCTGGGCCTCGAAAACCCGGTCGTGTCGGTCGAGCAGTACCTGTCCACGGTACGGCGGCTTGGCATGATGGCGGGTATCAAAGACGTCGATACAATGTTCGCGACCGACCAGCAGTTGGCAGAGTTCCGTCAGATGCAGGCGCAGCAGCCGCCCAAGGAAGACCCGGAAGTCGCCCAGCGCAGGGCCGAGTTCGAGGCGGAAATCCAGCTGAAGCGCGAACAGCAAATCGCTGACCACCAGCTGGAACGCGAAAAGCTCGAAGCTGAACTGGCCCTCAAGCAGCAGGAAATGTCGGTCGAGCTTGAACTCCGCCGCGCGAAACTCGCCATGGGCGATTCAGCCGTATCCACGAATATCCCTGGCGTTGCATGAACGAGCGCGAATTTGTAGCGGGCGCGCAGCAGCTACTTCGCAGCGACGTCTGGATCGAAATCGAACGCACCATGCGGGAGCGCGCAATCGCGCGTTTTGAATCGTCGTCTGCGGCGGACGATGAAGCCCGTAGAGAGGCGTATCACGCGATAACCGCGATCAAAGCAATCCGCCGTGAACTCGAAAATCGAATAGCTAAATTAGAGCATGACGATAAGGCACCCAAAAAATGAGCGACACCACCCTAAGCATGACCGAAGCGCTGGACCTGATCCGCGCCACTGCCCCAACAGATGAACCGGCGCAGGACGCAGCACCGGCAGAAACGCCAGTCGAGCCGCCGTCCGAGGTCGAACCGGCAGCGTTGGACGCTGATGCGCCGGTTGAGACTGCTGCGGAGGACGTTGAGGAACCGGAGCAGGCCGAAGAAATTGAGGCTGAAGCCACGGCAGAACCAGACACCGTAGAACTGCCCGAACGACTGATCCAAGCCGAAGACGGCACTTGGCAGATGCGGGTCGTGGTGGATGGCGAAGAGCGCACCCTTGCCATTGACGATGTGGTCGAAAATGTGCAAAAAAGGGAGGCAACAGAGAACCGCTTCAAAGAGGCCCAAGCACGGGCCAAAGAAGCGCGTGACCTGCAAAACCAGATGACCGCCGAGTTGCAGACCTACCAGCAAACGCTGATGCAAATGCAACAGGAACTACAGGCCGTTCAAGCCGCGAGCCAGCTCACACCAGAGCAAGAAGCCCAGTTGAGCGAAGCCGATCCAAAGGCTCTTCTACAGATCAAACGTCTGCAGGAAGCACGGGAGCAAAAGCTCGCGGAAATCCACCAGCAGCAGGCAGATGCGTTCCAGCAGCAGGTCCAACACCAGGCTCAGCGCGCGATGGAACTAATGCCTGAGTGGTCTGACCCAGAGACGTTAAATCGCGAGCGACAAGGTATCGTAGACACGGCCCTCGCCGCAGGATTTACCGCCGAAGAAATCAATCAACTTAACGACGCCCGGATGCTGCCGGTGTTTCGTGCTGCTTGGCAATACCAGCAAATGCAGCAGGGAGCCACGGACACGAAGCAAAAGCGCACCGCGCCGCGAGTTGTGAAACGTAAAGCGCCTGTCGCTGCAGAGCCTGTGAAGTCGAAACGCCAACGCGAAGCGATGCAGAAACTCAGCAAGACCGGCAAATTCAATGATGCTCTGGACGCGCTTGTAGCCCGTCGGGGCTAATACGCGAAAGGAGCCACTACAATGGCTGTTGTATCCACCGCAAATGCGATTGGCGCACGGGAATCCCTCGCCGACGTAATTTATCGTATCGACCCAGACGAGGTTCCCGTACTGTCCTCGCTGAAAAAAGGCTCGCGCTCTAACACGCTTTTCGATTGGCAGGTGCAGGAGCTGGCCGCTGCTGACGCGACCAACGCACAAGCCGAAGGCGCGACCATTTCGTCTTACGATGACAACCTGACGACCCGTCTGCAGAACCAAATGCAGATTGCGTTCAAGGCGTTCAAAGTAAGCGATACCATCGACGCCGTTGACACCGCAGGCCGTGAACGTGAATCCGCGTACCAGTCTCTGCTGGCCGGTATCACCCTGCGTCGCGACATCGAAAAAATCCTGACCAGCGACCAAGCCAAGTCCACTTCGGGCAACCGCAAGTGTGGCACCCTGTCGTCGTTCATTCAGAACACCAGCCTGCCAGCTGACGCAGAAGGCACCGGCTCGTTCTCCGCGAACGGCACCAACCTGCCCGTAGCAGATGCCGACTCCCCGGCTGACACTTCGGACGACTTTGGTACGGCTCGCGCTCTGTCTGTAGACCTGCTGGAAACCGTTATGCAGGCTGCGTTTGAAGACGGCGGCAACCCATCCCTTATGGTCATGTCTCCGATCCAAAAGCGTAAGTTCAGCAGCGCAACCATCACCAACAACGACACCATCAACAACCAGGTCAACATGACCACTCCAAAGGCGGCAACCGCTGTCTCGGCTGTGTCTGTGTTCCTGTCCGACTTCGGCCAGCTCGAAGCAGTTGTTGACCGGTTCATGCCTAACGAACGCGTATACCTGCTGGACCCAGAGTTCGCAGAGTACGTGACCCTGCCGGGTCGTGATTTCATCAAGCAAGACCTCGCAAAAGAAGGCGACAGCACCCGTGGCTTCGTCCTTAGCGAGTTCTCGATGCAAATCTCGGCCCCAAAGGCACACGGCGCAATCTACTCGCTGACTACTTCCTAATCGGGGGACGGGCGGGGCGGCTGTAGTGGTCGCCCCGTTCTCTACAAAATGACAATCAAAACCCTAAGCGAAACTACCGAGAAAAAGACGGTAGCCCGTGAAAACGACAAAGGTTTTGTAACCGACATTTTCACGATCCAAAAAGTCGATCCGCTGCTGGCGGCAAACCGTGACCTACGGAACGCCGAAAAGCAGTCCATGATTGGCAACACCCAGCGGCATATGAAGCACGTCGCTGACATACCCTCGACGCTCTACTACGACCTCGTCGGGAAACATGGCACGCCGAAAGAAAACCCGCGTTTCTGGAAGGCTTGGCTTAACGACTACGACAACCGGTTCTTTAGGACGTCGGAAGGCACGATATGAACACCTACGCTGAACTGCAGTCGTTCGTTGCTGATTTCTTGGCTAGGGACGACCTGACCACGCAAATCAAGACGTTCGTCCGGCTCGCAGAACAGCGCATGTCCCGCGAACTCGACATCGCCCTGCTGGAAACCACAACCCAGTTGGCTGTAACCGCAAACGCTACAACCACGGCGCTGCCCACCGACCTGCGCAGTATCCGCGAAGTCGCGAAAATCGTGGACGGCACGCGGACGAACCTGTCGTATCTGACGCCGTCGCAGTTCGACCTACGCATCCGCGACGCTGGGCAGACGCAGACCGAGTTCTACACGATTGTCGCCAACAACATTAAGCTCGCCGCCGTACCCAGCGCGAACCTGACGCTGGAACTGATCTACAACGAAGGCGTGGCGCAGCTGTCCGACAGCGCGACCAGCAACACGCTGCTGACCCGCCACGGTGACTGCTACCTGCACGGCACGCTGAAGCAGGCGTTCGACTTCCTGCAGGACGAGCAGCGCTCGGTGTATCACGACGCACAGTTTACCCGCTGCCTCGCTGAAATCGACCGCGACAGCGACAAGCAACGCTACGGCAACGCGGACTTGCAGGTTCGCCGCCGCAATGAACAGGCGGTGTTCTAGTGCCGGTCGATTTCGGCCAATGGCTGCCCGACCAGCCGTCGCTTAACAACCCCGGCGCAAAGGCGCTGATAAACGGGTTCCCGACCACGCGTGGGTTCTCGGCCGTCCCCAGCGCCACGGCCACCACAGCCCCGGAGCAGGTCACAGGCGGCACGACCACGGCAATCCCCGAAATCCTCGGCATCTACAGCACCGTCGAAGTCACGGGCGCAGACATCGAGGCGCGCACGTACATCGGCACGGCATCGCGGCTGCTGAAGTTCGACACGCTGCAGTCCAAGTTCGCCGAGTTTA